ATCTAAAGTTAGAGGTGAAGATGAATTTATACAAGAAGATTACGACTTAGAAACTACAGGCTATGGTGTTGATTATGTTGTCAGTAATCTTAATTGGGAAGTCCCTTCTAATCTACAAGCAATAGCAGATGCATTTGGATTAGATGATATGATGACTAGAGTACATGTACAGACTCCAGGTCAAGTATGGAACTTGCATATGGACAAGTTAGAAAAATGGAACTTTGAAGATCCAAATACTGTAGAACGTTATATGATTCAACTATGTGATTGGCAACCTGGTCAATGGTTCTCTTATGGTAACTATACACATGAGCATTGGAATGCAGGTGATGTAACTACATTTAAATGGCAAGATGTTCCTCACTCTACTGCAAATGCAGGACATCATCCTCGCATAACATTACAAGTTACAGGTGTTCGTACTGAAAAATCTAAAGAATTTATACGATTGCTAAGAAAAGGAGAGTTATAACAACTCCTTTAGCAAATGCTATCCATAGTAGGGCATAATCAGACAGATTAAACTTTCGTTGCACTGCCCATACTGCATCTTTGTGTCTTGTGACTAAATCGTTAAACATATTATTTCCTATAAGTTTATTGAAAAATGTGATGATTCTGCTCACCGTATATTTTAATATACTTGCCAGCAATTTCATCGGCTTCCATTTCTATTGGAGAACCGGGATAACTAGAGCCAGGTGTAATCATGTCTTTCTCACCTTGTCGAATATGCACTAATTCATGGAATACTGTTCTAAGAATATCAACTAAGTTTCTATTTCCATAGACCCAAATTTCGTCTGATCCTACTTCATGTCTACCTGTATGATGACCGTCTTGTGCTTCTTTTGTGTCGTAACTCAAATGTACTTTGGGCATGTCTTCTACTTTTAAAACATTTCCCATCCATTGAGCGGCTTTGGTTACTTCATCTTGTATGTTTAAACCATCGTCAAACATTTCATCAGATGCAGTTAATTGTTCTCTTGCCTTATGTGCCTGTTTAGAGGCCTGTTTGGCATTGTGATAGATTTTACCTTTTTCGTCTACGTCATATTGATCACTCTTAATCTTAGGAAGTCGATTTTCTAAGTCATCTAGCGGTGATTCGTTAATAAATTGATAGGCTCTCATACTATTATTTATCAAAAAATGACTTTGGGAAATGTTTTGCTTGACTTTAATCGCATTAAATATTACAATAGAAACATGATATTACCTGAATCCGACAAAGCACTATACATAATCTGGGAACTAGAACATGAGATGCTCAATGAACGTAACTGCGGTTATACGGGTTCTGATATGAAGAAACGTCTTTGGCAAATCAAAATGAGAGTCGATCAAGCAATTGCAAAAGCTCCAATTTATCACGGAGATCCAAATTACGAACAAGAATATCTAGTAGAGAAAATTAAAGGAAACGTATGAAATTAGGAATCATTGGTACTGGGTTTGTTGGCTCAGCAGTTGAAAGTGGCTTTGTCACAGATACTGAACAATTTATAGTAGACCCGAAATTTACAGATAACACTATCGAAGACTTAATCAAGTGGGACGCAGAGATCACATTTGTATGTGTACCGACTCCCCAGCAAGAGAGTCATTTAGATGTAGATACTTACATAGCACGTGAAGTATTACGAGAATTAAACGAGTTAGAATACAAAGGTGTTGTAGTAGTCAAATCTACTATCACTCCGCATCATCTAACGCAGTTTAAGACACTTTACAGCAACTTACGACTAGTATATAACCCTGAGTTTTTAACTGAAGCAAACAGTCTACAGGACTTTATTAATCCAAATATGCAAATACTAGGTGGAGAGTTACAAGACTGCATTGAAGTAGAACAAGCATATATTAATCATAGCAAAGTTAAAATCGTACCCACATTCAAAACAGACTTGACATCAGCAAGTCTAATCAAATACACAATTAACAGTTGGTTAGCAACGAAAGTATCATTCTTCAATGAGTTATTTCATTTACACCAATCAAGCAATGCTGAGACTACATGGGAGCAGTTCACAGATATGTTGAAACGTGACCCAAGGGTAGGAGACAGTCATATGCAAGTGCCTGGACCTAGTGGTGAGTTCGGATTTGGTGGACATTGTTTACCCAAAGACACTAAAGCATTGCTATACTATTCTAAAGTAGAGGGAGCGCCACTCACTCTATTAGAAAAAATCATCACGCAAAACGATGATGACAGAAACGGGTAATGTCACCCAATAAAATGCTTGACAGTATGCAGTTAATCCTGTATACTATGCATATAGATTTACATTCAATCACAGGAGATAATAATGGCAGCAAAATACTTTAATCCAGAGCAAGTTAATAAAATGAAACAACTTGTTAATGAAGGCATGGCAGTAATGCAAGAAGTTGAGACACTTAACGGTGGACTCAGTGATACTGTAAAAGCAATCGCAGAAGAACTTGAAATCAAGCCTTCTATTCTTAAGAAAGCAATCAGAATTGCATACAAAAGCAAACTGACTGATACAAATGCTGACCACGAGCAGTTAAATGATATATTGGAGACAGTCGGCAGAACACTTTAATGCCGAGACTAGTCTCTTTCGGCTGTTCATTTACATATGGTCATAGTTTACCTGATTGTTATGTAGGAAATGGACGTCCTAGTGACTCACCGAGCAAGTTTGCTTGGCCTAGTTTATTAGCAGAAAAGTTAGACTATGATTGTTTAAATTTATCTGCATGTGGGTCTGGTAATTATCAAATTTTACTAGACATTTTACGAACAGATTTTAAACAAGATGATATAGTTGTAACAGGTTATTCTTATTTTGATAGATATCCCTATTATCAAATGTCTGACAGAATTAATGAAGGATTTCAGATAGCAGAAAAGACTAAACATGTTCTGCATAGAAAAGAAATCAACAAAGAGATATTAGGCGACACAAGTGACGAACAGAAATTTTGGAATAATTGGTTATCAATACAACATGCAGAAATGTTATTAAACTCTAAAAACATAAAAAACTATTCTTTTCTTAATGTGCCAAAAATAGCACAAGAAACTAAACCCGATCTGATTAAATTAACTAATTTTTTCACTGATGTACAATTAACTTTTAAGGATTATGCTTTGGACAATGAACACCCAGGAATTGAGACTCATCGGTTGCAATCAGAACAACTTTATAGTATAATAGCACTATGAGTTATGTCGATGCAATACATGATAAGTCTTCGGAACGAATACATGTCGTAGAACGTAGTCCTGCAGGCGATAGAATATTTAAAGAATATCCTACTAACTATGTATTGTACTATGAAGATCATAAAGGTAAACATCGTTCGTTATATGGAACTCCTGTTAAGAAGTTCTCATCTAGGAAACAAGCAGAGTGGGAGAAAGAGAAACGCATCCACGGTAAGAAACGTCTATTTGAATCAGACATTCCGATCGTCTTTAGATGTCTCAGTGAGAATTATTTGAAGGTTGATGCCCCTAAACTGCATACATGTTTCTTTGATATTGAGGTAGACTTTGATCCTGCAAAAGGATTCTCTCCTCCAAGTGATCCCTTTAATCCTGTTACTGCTGTAAGTTTATACTTAGACTGGCTTGATCAATTAGTCTGTCTAGCAGTTCCCCCTAAGCATATGACGTATGAGACTGCACAAGAAGCAATTGCAGAGTTTCCTGATACAATGCTGTTTAGAACAGAGAAAGAATTGTTTGATGCATTCTTCTCACTAATCGAAGATGCTGATGTGTTATCGGGTTGGAACTCAGAAGGGTATGATATTCCGTATATGGTCAATCGTGTAACAAAAGTTATGAGTAAAGATGACACTCGTAAGTTTTGTTTGTTAGGGCAGTATCCTAAAAAACGTAAGTATGAACGATTCGGTAAAGAAGAAGAAACGTTTGACTTAGTTGGTCGTATTCACTTAGACTATCTACAACTTTATAAGAAGTATAATTACGAATCTCGTCATAGTTATAAACTAGATGCGATTGGTGAAATGGAAGTTGGCGAAAAAAAGACTGAGTATGAAGGCTCACTAGATCAGTTATACAACAAAGACTTTAAAAAGTTTATCGAATACAACAGACAGGACACAATGCTACTTAAGAAACTAGATGATAAGTTACAGTTCTTAGAACTTGCTAATCAACTAGCACATGAGAATACTGTATTGCTTCCGACATGTATGGGCTCAGTTGCGATGATTGAAATGGCTGTGATGAATGAAGCACATGAACGTGGCGTAGTTGTACCCAATAAGATAAGATCAAATCTTAATACAGTTAGTGAAGGTCAAGCGGCTGGTGCTTATGTTGCAACTCCTAAGAAAGGATTGCATGAATGGATCGGTTCTATAGATATCAACTCTCTGTATCCTTCAGTTATTCGTGCTTTAAATATGGCTCCAGAAACAATCGTGGGGCAAGTACGACAAACTCTTACAGAACATTACATGGATGAGAAAGGTCTTGCACTTGCAAAGAAAAAGCCTAGATATAAAGATGGTGATGCTCCAGTAGAAGGTCCTGTCTTATGGGAAGGCTTGTTCGGCTCATTAGAGTATACTGCAATTCTAAATCAGGAACGTGGCACAATGCTAACCATTGATTATGAGGATGGTAGAGAAGCGGAAATGAGTGCGGCACAGATATGGAAGATGATTTATGATTCTAACAATCAATTTATTCTAAGTGCTAACGGTACAATCTTTAGATCAGACACAGAGGGTGTGATTCCCGGACTGCTATCTAAATGGTATTCTGATCGTAAGATTATGCAGGCTAAACTCAGAGAGTCTACTACAAAAAAAGACATAGACTTTTGGGACAAACGTCAGTTAGTTCGTAAGATTCTACTTAACTCTGCATATGGTGCACTTTTGAATGAGCATTGTCGTTTCTATGATAAACGTATAGGACAGTCTGTAACACTCACAGGACGAAGTGTGACAAAACATATGTCCGCTTATGTTAATGAGATAATGACTGGAGTATATGATCACACAGGAGATGCAATGATCTATGGTGATACTGACTCTTGTTATTTCTCTGCTTGGCCTATGTTAAAAGATGAACTGCCCGCAGATATGGCATTAGAAGATAAGAAGCAAACATTTATCGATTTGTATGAAAGCATGTCTGACCAATGCAATGTATCATTCCCAGGCTTTATGGAGAATGCATTTCATTGTCCACGTGAGAAAGGACTAATCATCAAAGGTGGTAGAGAAGTCTGTGGTGACAGAGGCTTATTCATTACTAAGAAAAGATATGCAATCAATATCTATGATGCTGAGAACAAACGTACTGATGCTAATGGTGCAATGAAAGTTAAAGCAATGGGCTTAGACTTAAAAAGAGCAGATACTCCTGCATATGTACAAGACTTCTTAATGGAAGTATTAGAAATGACTCTATCTGGAATAGGACGTGAAGATATTATCGAAAAGATTAAAGAGTTCAAACATGTGTTAGGTGAGAAGGATTCATGGACAAAAGGTTCCCCTAAAGGTGTGAACAAACTAACTTCTTATACAATGCTTGAAAAGAATTCTAAAACTGGTCGAGCAAACATGCCGGGTCATGTCAGAGCGGCAATGAATTGGAATACACTCAAACGTGTACACGGAGACAATTACTCAATGGAGATTATGGATGGCTTTAAAGTTGTAGTATGCAAACTTAGAACTAATGCAATGGGTTATACAAGTATTGCTTATCCGCAAGATCAACTTAGACTTCCTAAGTGGTTCCAAGAACTTCCTTTTGATGATAACTTGATGGAATCAACTTTAGTAGATGAAAAGATTAGTAATTTACTAGGTGTTCTTAAGTGGGACTTAAGAGCAAACACAGACACTAATTCAACGTTTGACGAGTTGTTTAGTTTCGGGTAAATCTTATGTCCAAAACATTTGCTTTACACAATAAATCCAGATATAATACACATAATATCTACCTAAATACATTACGAGGAGTATAAATGAAAGATAACTTATTAGACATCATCGGTTACACGCATAGTCTAGGCATCATTGATCTGGTAAAGATCGTGGGAACTGATACTGAAACAGAAATCCATGCTATTGCAGAAGATAAATCTGTTATTGTTACAGGCAAAACTAAAGTGCCAGTTGCAGATTTCACAGGAACATTCGGTATGCCGAATCTGACTAAACTAAAAACTATTTTAGGTTTTGATGTTTATAATGATGATAGTGCTG